TGAGCCAGCCGAAGCCGCCGGCCGGCGTGACCGGGATGTTGCTCGGGTCGGCGCCGGCCACGAGGTCGTACTCGTAGAACGCCGGAGTTGCCAAGAGATCGGCCGGCGGGTGAGCGACGTTGTAGGCCGGCTCATCCGCTGCCCAGACCACGAAATGGGGCATCTGGTACTGCCAGAGTGCCGTCAGGTCGGTGTGCTGGAGGCGAATGACGCCGCCGTAGGTGACGGTCAGATCGAAGGTGATGTCACCGCCGGTCGCGCCCATCGCCCAGGTGTTGCGCAGCTGGATGTCATTCTCCACCCGGCCATCGGCATAGAACGTCGTATCCACCACAACGGACAAAGCGTTCTTGACGGATTGGCGAGCGCGCACCTGCGTGGCGAGCGGGCCATGCAGCCAGTAGTCGGTGGACGCCGCGATTTCTGCCGAGAAGTCCAGGATGTGGACCTCCGGCGGCGAGATCGCCGCGCTGTTGGCCGACTTGATGCTGAGAGTGACCACCAACGGCACCGCAGCAGTCGCCACTGGATTTCCGGCAGCAGCCGTGCCGGCCGCCAGCGTGGCGCGGTAGGCCGTGCCCGGTGCGATATCGGGCACGTGGAGCGCGATGCCGCCGAGCTTGACGGAGCCGCCAGTGTGGTTCGCGAGCGCATCGACTTGCACGCCAGCGAGCGTGGCCGGCAATGCGCCCTGAACGAAGGGACGCGCCGTGCGGATGACACGCGCAGGGATCACGGCAGTGCCGTTGTTCTGCACATCGAACTGCGCCACAACTCCGGCTGCGGCCGGAGGAGGAGGCGCAAGGCCAGTCGCCGGAGGAGGAGGCGTCGTGCCGCCGCCCGTTGTTCCGCCGCCCGTTGTTCCGCCGCCAGTCGGAGGAGGCGCCGGAGGCGTCGCAAGCAAGGTGATCTGCGACGTGGCGATATACGTCACGCCGTTGACGACGGTGTGGACCTCCACCGTCCAGGGGCCTGGACCCCAGTTGTTGGCGAAGGGGTTGGAGGTCCAGGGGCCGTCCACCACGTTGTTGATTGTGGTGATGCCGTGCCCGGCGAACGTCTGGCCGGCGGCGAAGGCGTAGAGGTTGATGGTGCCCGCGACGGTCGCCAAGGCGCCGCCGAGGTTGCGCTGGCCGCTGGCGACGATGGCCTGGCCGTTCTGCTGCAGGGTGATGCTGAATGGAGGCGGCGGGAGCGGCTCAGCTGCTCCCTTACCACCTACGGTTACCCACTTACCGTTTTGGGTGATGGCGGCCATGTTACGCAGTCACCGGCACATTCGACCACACGGCGCACCAGACGCCTGCCGAGTTGACGAACACCGGGCAGCCTGTGCCGGCGCCCGCCGCCTGGTTGGGGCCACGGCCATCGGTCGCGTAGCCGGGATTGCCCGCCGAAGCAGCGGTCACGGCCGGGAGGGTCGCAACGGTGCTGGACGGTGCAGTGGACAGCGTCGGAGCGGGGCCAACCGGGCCAGCCGCGCCCTGGGGGCCGGCAGGGCCAACCGCGCCAGCGACGCCGGGGGTGCCAGCAGGGCCAGCAGGGCCAACCGCGCCAGCTGCACCGGCCGCACCAGCAGGGCCAACCGGGCCGGTCGCGCCAGCCGGGCCAGTGACGCCAACCGCGCCTTGGGTGCCAGCAGGGCCAGCAGGGCCTTCGGGGCCAACCGCGCCGTTTGCGCCAGCCGGGCCAACCGGGCCTTGGACGCCGGCCGGGCCAGCCGGGCCAGCAGGGCCAGCCGTTCCGACAAGGCCATCCGGCAGTTCAACGCCAAAGCCAACCGGGAGAAAAGTAGGCATGTGATGATGTACTTTCTTGGGCAGGGATGCCCTGACGGCACTACGCCGCCAGGGGTACGCTAGTTAGGCTGCCGGGGGCGTCTCCGGCTGGGCAGGGGCCGGCTCGGCGGGAGCCGCCGGAGCTTCGGGTGCGGCCGGCGCCGGAGCAGGCTCGGCTGCCACGGGAGCCGCCGGGGCGGGCGCTGCCGCCGGGGTGTTGGCCTGGAGCGCGGCCGACATGGTGTTGGCATTGGCCTGCAGCTGGTCGAGCACCGCCTGGAGCGCCGCCGGATCATTGGCAGCCACCGCCGCCTTCAGATTGCCGACCACCTGATTGAGAAGCGTGACCAGGCTGCCTTCCAGCGTCGTCTCGGCCGTGACGGCAGCCTTGATGTCATCGATAGTTGCCATAGTGTTGGTTTCCTTTTGAAGTAGCTCGGCGACCAGTGCGTAAACCTCATCCACCGTGCGGCCGCCAGTCACAATGGATCGTTGGGTGTGCCGCGAGCCGCAGCTACGGCAAAAGACAACCTCAGAGAACTCGGGCATCATCCGACCATCGCCGTTGTGAACGCCAGAGCAGCCACGGCGCCGCCCCACAGTGCCTCGCCCCACTCGCTGCCGACTTGCATGCCGAGCGGATAGCGCAGGTTGACGGGGCGCCCGGTGATCTGCCAGCCGGCGAGATAGAGCGGCACAATCAGCAAACCAGCGATGACCATCAGCCACCACGCGACGTAGCCGGCAAAGAACGCGCCGAGCGCCACAAGGGCGGTGCCGATGACGCCGTGGACCTCCAGGCCTGCAGCGTCGCGCCAGAAGCTACCGCCCGCCTGCCGGCCGAGGCCGATACCGCCCACCGGGGCAATGCCGGTCCAGGCAGGGAAGGTCATGTTGTTTGGCCAGGTGCAGCCGACGTAGATCGCAGGAATGACCAGCAGTGAGTGCCACCAGATCGCGCCACCCAGGAGGGCAGCAAGCGCGACGGTGAGCCCATAGAACCCACGCGAGATCAGCGCACCACTGTCGTAGTTGAACCATTGCCCGAGTACTCCACCGGCCACGCGCCGGCCAAGACCGCCAAGCAGGAATAGAGGGATGATCAGCACCCACAATTGGATGCTGAAGTGGTAGAGATACCACGCGGTCATTGCGCCGCCTCCGGTGCTGCTGCTGCGCCAGATTTCAGCATTTTGCCGAACTGCCCTTCGATCATCTTGGAGATATGACCGGCTGCCTGCTTGCGCCGGATCGCGTCGGGAACGGTGTTGCCGACGTAGTTGACGGCCTGGGTGAGCAGGTGATCGTAGGCTGCTGCATCCGTCTCGTCAGTGCCAGCCCGCGCGAGGCCGGTGGCAATCTGCCCGGCTGCCCGCTCGGTGGCGCCAATGATCTTGTCGGCATCATCCTTGTTCTGCATGTGCGAGCGCAGCCAGATGCCGAACACGGCAATGATCAACGGGTTGAGGGCGCCGATCAGGACGGCGATGTCAGACGCTTGCATCGGGGTGTACCACCATTACGGCACGCAGCATATCCTGTGCCTGCTTTCGAGTCAGTTCAACGCGGTTCAGCCAGCCAGTCAGGAACTCGGCGCTGGACGCCGTGCGGGCGACGATGTCGCGATAGAACACCACGCGCTGTGCGGCGATTTCATCAATCATGGCGTTGGGGTTGGCCACGCATGCCGCCAAAGTCAGGGGGCCGAATACGCCGTCATCCTTCAACTTGGCGCCGCGCTGCACCATGGCGAGCGCCGCGTGCGGGCCGGACATCACCGCCGTGTCGAACACACTGAGATCAACACCGGCCGGCATCTTGTCGCAGCCCGCCGCCAGCCAGTAGTTCTTGCGGTAGATCGCGCCGGCCTGCTCCGCTGTCAGGGCCTTCAGCTGCGCCACCGAGAAGCTGGCGCCGAACGCGGCGCGCGCCGTCAGCAGCGTGATGCCTTTGTTGGTGGCACCGCCGGGATCGTTCGGGTTGTTGACGAAGCCGCCTTCGTGCTCCAGGATGAACGGCAGGCACTCGGTGAAGCGGTCAGGGGCCGCGACTGCCGCCGGAGCGGGCGCCGAGGTCGGAGCCGCCGGGGACGGCTTGTTGAAGATGCCGGAAATCCAACCAGTCACACTCATTGGAAGTATCCCTTGATGCCATTCAGTTTTGTCCGGCAATCGGCGCCTGCGTCTGCCAGGTCGATGACGAAATTGGCCAAGTCTGCGTCGCTCTGAACGTCAGGAGCGGCCGGCTGATCCAGGCACGACAGCATGCTTGCCGGCGGCGCCGGGCTTTTGTACAGCACCGGGTGATCCTGGGTCGTTGTGCAGCCCGCTAAGAGCGGCACGGATAGCAGGGCTACTAGCGCAAGCCATCGTGCGCGGGGCGGCATTGATCTGTTTCCTGACAGTGGCGAGTTGTTCGGCGCGAGCGTTGCTCACCGCCGTCTCTTGTTCCAGCGTCGCGCTGATCTTCGCGGCATCGAGCGCCTGCTGGTCGATGATGGCCTTGGAAGCGGCGAGGTCCATCGACGCCTTGGCGGCATTGGCGACGCGGGCGTCATGCTCGCGCACGGCGAAGTAGACGGCACCGACCATGGCCGAAAGCATGATGCCAATCATGAGAATTTTGGCAGGCAAGCCGAGCAGCGAGGTCAGGCCCAACATGTCGTGGTTCCATTCGTCATTCTGAGGGCTGGGCCTCTTGCTTCTCGCTCGGCAGCGGGTCTTCAAGACCAGGCAGGAAGATGTCTGGCACAACGATGGTCTTGGTGGCAATCTTCGGCTCGCGCCAACGCTCGGCGAGATCATTGTAGCGATTGGTGACCAACTCGATGCCGAGGTTGGCGGCATGGAGGAGGTTGATCAGCAGGTGCTTCAGCGAGTGGCACTTGGCCTCCCACCAACGCGCGCGGTCCCAACCCCGGTCGCGGTCGTGCCGGGTGCCCTCCAAATCCTTCTCTGTGTCCCTAAGCCGGCGGGTCAGCAGGCCAACTTCATTGCGAAGTTCGCTGATCATGGCTATGGAAGCATCATCAACCTGCCGCCTGACATCATCTGCGCTTTTACGCTCCATGTCTTGCAGCTTGTGCTTGCGGTCGCGCCGCTCCTTGCTCCATGTCTTCATCCACATCCAGGCCGGCGGCAGGCATGACAGCAAGATCGCTGCCCAGGCCGGCGGCATGAGGGACGATAGAGCATTAATGAGTGTTGGGCTTGAATCGGACACTACATTTCAAACTCACATTATCCTTCGGTGCGCCAGGTAGTATCCCTGACCGGCGAAGGTGGCGAACAGCACACTGCCGACGCCGAGCGGATTGGCGGTGGCAATGAACAGGGCCGCTGTGCCGTGCGCCGTGCTGAGCACGAGCAGTGCAAAATTCTTGATGTGCTTGTTGCTGGAGAAGAACCCCCAGAGGCCGATGGCCGTTACCAACATGCAGAGGATCGCCCAATTGGTCTCACTCGACAACTCGGCGAAGTAGTGGTAGCCGCGTCCGGTGAGGAACGTCTCGCCTGGCAGCAGCAAGATGGTGCCGACGCCGAACATGACGAAGATCAGGCTGAGGTGCACGACTGTCAGCGCGAGGCCGGTCTGCGGCGCCATGACATCGGCCATTTTGGCCTTGATGATTTCAACCATCACAAGTCTCCGATGAAAAGACGAACGGGCCGATGCAGTGATCCGCCGTTCACCAAAGCAAAGAAGAATTCAACGCGGTAGTCCTGGCCGATGGTGCCGCCGGAAATCTGCGTGCCGAGGAAGGTGCCATTGCTGAGGTTGATCTGCACCGCGCTGCAGGTGAGACCACTCGGTGTGGCTACGACGGTCGGCGTGACGCCGAGGTCCAGCGAGTCACCGGGGTAGGTTCCGGCAATCCACGACGTCAGATCAAGCCAATTCCACAGGTCATCGTTGGGGCCTTGGTCGCTCCAACGGGTCGGGGCGTCATCATCGTTGGTGGATATTGTCACATCATCACTCCTGCATCAGCGTTGCTGTACGACGCTCTGGCAGGAGCGAGATCATCCTGATTTCAGGATTGAGACGGGCAACGCGCCCGACGATTATGGCGCGCCCCAAGAACTCGAATGGCATGGGGAAATCCGCCGCCAGCGACGCGGCCCATTCGATGGGCATTGCTACGTCAAGATGGACGGTAATTCCGCCGCGCCACTCCACTGGCATCGGTGCATCGAGCGCCACCGAGGAGGCCCAGGCGATTTGCCCATTGCCATCCAGGTGGATGGTCGCTAGCCAATCGCTGGCGAACGGCGCATCCAGGTGAATGGTTGACAGGCCGTCAAAGGGCATGACGGCATCCTGCCTCACCCCACTAAGTAATTCGAGCGAAAACAATTGATCAGCGACAACTTTCTTTCCAAATTCGAGTGGGCATGGTGCAACGCTCGCCAGAGTGGACTTCCATTCGAGCGGCATCCCAGCGTCCAGCGTCACCGCCAGAGCGCCGGACCACTCGATTGGCATTTTTGCATCGAACGAAACTGTTGTGCCGAACGCCACAGGCTGCGGGCTGTCGGCGAAATGCGTCAGAAGGCTTTCCTGCGGCGAGGTCGCGCCGAAGCTGACGGCGGCATTGGACTCAGCCGGATCGCTGCTGTCAACCTGCAGCCGCGCCAGCAACTCGGACGGCATCAGCTGATCCGCCGTCATGCCGCGCAGCCAGTCAATCGGCGAGCGCGCATCGAGCGTCAGGTTGCGCAGCCACTCCACCGGCGAGGTCGCGTCAAGATTGCGCTGTGCAAGCAACTCCATTTGCTGCGGCTCATCGCGCCGCGCCGAGATCAGGGCCTCAGTCGGGAAAAGCGCACTGATGGCCCGCTGCGCAAGGAACTCCAGCGGCAATGGTGCATCAATATTCAGAAGCAAGGTGCCGCGCCACTCGATTGGCTGCGGCTCATCGCGCCGGATGCTCGCCAGCAGATCGGCCGGGAAGAATACCGAGGTCGCCTGCAGCCGCAGCGACTCAGCAGGAGACGCCACCGAGACTTGCTGGGTGCGCAGGAACTCTGTCGGGTTGACGCTATTGGCATTGAGCGAACTGTTCCAAGTCAACGGCTCGCTAGAATCATGGGCGATTGAGCGCAGGAACTCGGTCGGGCTAGGCATGTCAACTGTGACGGTGATGCCGCTCGGCGGGTTGTCAACGGTCGGGCCAGACACCCATGTCGCGGTCGGCGAGCCAACGGCGGTTGGCGTGTAGTTGTTGGGGCCGAGGTCGGCAAAGCTGGAGATCAGCCGGAGGTAGGCGATAAGGTTGGCCGATGTGATTGATGCGCTTTTCGGGCTGCCGCCAGCGCCGGCCGTTCCGCCGTTGTAGAGGAAGGCAATATCGGTCGGCGACAGGCCATTGTCCCAAACCGCAATCTCGGCCACCTGCTCAAAGGTATTCGAGCCGCTGAGGAAGCCGATGCCGCCACCGCCGCCGAAGAACAGCCGCGTCCATGAATTGGTGAATGGATCAAGACTAAGTGAAGAGTTTGTGCTGAGTGGCAGGCCATCGGTGCCGGCATTCATGCCGGGGCTGCCGGTTCCAGTATTGCTTGTGATTTGGAACGCCATGAAGTGCCAAGCCAGGTCAGTCGGATTGGCTATCTGTGTGACGGTGCCGGAGCCGCCGCCAGAAGTGCGCTGCTGCAACGTAAGGTTGTTGGTGCTCCAAAATGTCGCACCGTGGAATGTTGTGGAGCCATTGGTGACGCCAAATAGCGCCTGACCGCTGGATGACGAAAAACCCGTCGCCAGCCGGAACCATCCTGTGATGGATATGGCACCGCTGGTGTTGGAGCCAGGGTTGGTGATCGGGCTGGGTATGTACCAGTATTTGGCGGCAGGCCCAACGTACTGCAAAGCCATCCGTTGGGCCTCCTACCGTTCGCCGATCAGGTGCTGCTGCCGGTCGCCCGCAGCGTGTCGCTGGTCTTGGCAGCCGCCGTTCCAGCCGCGAGCGTCAACCGCAGCCAGATGCCCTGCGGCGAGGCCGAGGCTGCCGCGAGGTTGCCGGTGCCCTGCACAGAAATGGTCTGTGGCGCCGCGCCGGAGGAGAACGAACTGATGCCGGTCGGCAGGGTCTGGCGGTTGGCGGCCGAGCCGGAGCCGCCGAGCGTGGTCTCCAGAGCGAAGTCCAGCGTGCCAGCGGACGGGTCCACCTGCTTGATGATGGACGCCGTGGTGAGCGCCAGCGAGGCGTTGCTGTTGCCGGCGAACACCTTTTCGTAGTAGACGCGGCTGCTTCCGCCCGCCACATCCGCCGCGACGTTGTAGAACAGGCGCCGGACCTGGGTGATCTGCACCGGCAGGATCGCCAGCAGCATGCCAGTGCGAACCTCATAGGTCGTGGCCGAGGTCGGCACGGTGCCCCAATCGCGATTGACAGAGATCACATCGCCGGTGATGGCGATGATCCTGCGCAGCTGGAAATTGACGCCGCTAGGCAGGTTGTTGACGATGCGGACCACCTGCCCGAGCGCCACCGAAGCGCCCGCGCCGCTCGCCAGCGTGATGGTCGCCGGAGCCGAGGAGGAGGCTGCCGCGCCGGCCTGCGCCGTGCCGGTAACGACGGTAGCGGTGGAAAGGGCTGCGATGTCGCCGACTGCCGCTGTGCCGCTCGCGACGGCCTTCATCAGCCGCTCGAAACTCTGTGATCCAACCACGGCCGTGGTGCCGGTCAGCGTCTTGGCTTCGGTCTGCAGCACGCCGGCCGCGTCGCGCCCGGTCACGGTGATGATCGCTGCCGTGTCCGAACCAGACGAGGAGTAGTAGTTGACGGTGCCGGTGGAGGCAAGGTCGGCAAAGCTGGTGGAGATCGCCGTGTTGATGGCGCCGCCGGTCGTGCTTCCGTCCACGTCCGGCATATTGGCCGAACCGCAGAAGAAAACGTCACTCAGAATTACGCTCATAGGGAACTCCTGTTACGGCGTGAGGATGGCGGTGGAACGGGTCTGCGTTAGCAACCCGAGTTGGACGAGAAGCGCGTGCCCGGTCACCACAGTTGTGCTGTCGAGCGTGACAGACCCATTGGCCGCCGCCAACATGAGGTAATTGAAGAGCGCAAGGCTGGTCGCGTTCGGCGGGTTGGTGAGCGCCATTCCGTGTATGGCGTTGGTTTCGGTCGGCGTGAAGCGGCCGAAGTAGTCAAACGTCGTGATGGTTGTGCTTCTGACGATGGCAGGTGCCGCCGTTGGCGTGTTGCCGGACGCCACCCAGGCCTGGTAGACCGCCCAATCGACGTTGCCTGGTGCATCCGGGATGATCGCGCCGTCAGCCAAACGCACTACCGACGTTCCAGCAGTCAGCTGGTAAGTGCTCATCACAGGTCAGCCTTTGCAGTGAATGTGCCTGCGAGGCCCACAGCCCCGGTCGCGGTCGTGGTGGCATACAGTTCCACAGCACCATTGCCAACGGCCTGGATGGTCCCTCCGGTTGCATTGGTTTGTGTCGTGTATGTGGCAGAGACTGTCGGTGCAGTCCGCATGGTCACAGGGAGCGGGACGGTTTGCCCGACCGCACCGCCGGTTGTGTTGTAGCTGATGAATGAGAACGCCCCGACGCTGTAGAACCGTTGGCAGCGCGCCAGTTCAGTGGCAATGTCGCGCTTCTCCAGAGGCGTCATGAATGAGCCGGCCTCATGCTGCGGACCCCAGAGCGTGACACTGCCCGACTGCACGCCGATGGAGCCGGCGCGCGAATTGTTGGTGGAGCCTGACGAATACCAAAAATTGAGGACTGTGTTGTCATCGCCGTTGGTGCCGAACGTCTTGCCGCTCGCTGATGGCAGGGCCTTGATGACGAAGTAGCGCGTCGGGGTGGTGGAAAGCGTGACGAATGTCCCTGTGCCATTGGCCGAGGCAGAAGGCGAGCCGCCGGTACCGAACACCTGATCGACGGAAATTCCGAGTTTCGGCGTTCCTGAAGCGGCAAAGGCAACGAACGATATCGTCACCACCTTGCCGCTCAGCCGCCGGACGCCCTCGATTTTCTGCTGAGTGACATCCAGATCGCCCGCCGCCGAGCCGCCTGTAAAGGCATAGACCAGGCCGTACTGCGCCTCCTCATCGCCAATGGATGAGCGTTGGGCGTCGGTCAGGGCAACAATGGTCTGGCTCGCGCTTCCGCCGCCGGCATGCGCCGAGGCAAACAGCCAACGATCAGGGCCGTAGGCGTCGCCAGGGATGAAGGTTGGGCCAGGGCCGCGCTGCTGAATGGTGAACAGCGGATTGTCGAGATAGTTTCGTCCGGTGTTGATGCCGGCCGAGGCATCGACGTACTGCTTCGGTGCCGCATTGAGCGGCCCTGTCGGATTGCCCACCAGCGTCAGCAAACCAGACATGGTGCCGCCGGACAGCAGCAGTGTCCCGGCCACGATGGTCGAGACGGCATCGACGTACTGCTTGGTGGCGGCACCGAGCGCCGCTGTCGGATCGGCATTCAGGATCAGCGCCCCGGTCATTGTGCTGCCGGACTTGGCGACGGAGCCAGGCGATGTGAACGCAGCGTTATCGACGTACTGCTTGGTGGCGGCACCGAGCGCCACACTGGGATCAGCCGCGAGCAACAACGCTCCGGTCAGAGTGCCGCCGGCCCGCGACAATGCTGCGTTGGCAACAGTGCTGACGGCATCGACGTACTGCTTGGTGGCGGCGCCGAGCGCCGTGCCGGGATCGGCCGCGAGCACCAATGCTCCGGTCAGGGTGCCGCCGGCCTTGGGCAGCTTGGTATCGGAATACTGCTTGGTCACTGCGCCGAGCGCCGTGCTTGGATCGCCGCTCAGTATCAGCGCCCCGGTCATTGTGCTGCCGGTCAGCAGCACGGCGCCGGAGGTTGAGGCGATGGCATCGACGTATTGCTTGGTGGCGGCGCCGAGCGCAATGGCGGGATCGGCATTCAGGATCAGCGGCCCGGTCAACGTCCCGCCGACCAGCGGCAGGCAGGCGGCGATGGTATCGTCCAAGTCTTTCGCCCGCAGGCGTTGGCCGGTCTGCCAGGTGGTGATTGCCATTTGATCCTCAGAAGCCGATGGCGATGAAATTGACGCCGTAGGTAAAGCCAGGGATGCCGTTGTTCAAGGTGATCTGAATTGCCCCTGCTCCGGCCGGCTGCGAACTGACGCCAACGGCTGTGTTGGGCGGGTTGTTGCCTGTCCAGTTGGTGATGGTGAATATGCAAGCATTCGGGAATACCGACGGCAAGCTGAAGTTTATTGAATCAAGGCCGGAGGTTGTGCACGGGAAACTCAGCACGCCCCACTGGAACCGGATGCCGCCCTCGATGTTCTGGAAGCTGTTGGAGCCGCCTCCGCCATTTGTGAAAGCATTGATCAGAGCGAAGTTGGCATTGACCCAGGAATAGGTTGCAAAGTTCGCGGCACTGTAGGACGCGGTGTAGAAATTGGCATTGACCCAAGCGTACGTCGCATACGTCGCATCACTGAAGGACGCGGTGTGGTAGTTGGCGACCAGGTAGGTGTAGGTGACGTACTTCACGTCGCTCTGGGATTGGGTGTAGAACTCGCCGAGGGACCAAACCTGCGTCGCCAGCGCGCCGAGGTCGGTTGAGTCCACCGTCGCCTTGAGCGCGCTGCCGCTCCAGCCGATCTTGACTGTGTTGGTCAGCTGGCCGATGCCGGTGCCCTGCTGCACTGGCGTGAAACCAATCAGGAAGCCGGGCACCCAGTTGGCGCCGCCCGCGTCGGGGTTGGTTGTGTTGTTGTCAACCGTGCTCACCCAATACTGCAAAACATTGCTGGTTGAACGGATGGCGGCGCCGGCTGGATAGCCGCCGATGGTGGTGTTGAAGGCTGAGTCCCAGCGCACCGGGCCACCGGCCGCTTGCCAACGGTTCCAGGCTGTTGATTGGTTCAGGACGCCGTTCCAGTCCGCACCCCAAGGCGGCGTGCCGCCGGCATCGACTGAAATGAACGTGACTGGCGGGAAACCATCGGTCAGCGAGGCGGCGCCGGCCTGGATACCAATCTGCGACGCGGTGGGGATCGGCCGGATGTAGCCGGCTCCGGCGCCATTGGCGAACGGGATGCCGAACTTGGTCGGAATAGACGTGCTTTGCATTAAACCTGCACCACCGTTGCTAACACGCCCACAGGTTTGGGCAGGATGCCCGACTGCGAGACGATTGCTGCCTCAACTGCCGTCAAAAGGAAAGTGAAATAATACGTCATGGTCATATTATTGTTGTCGATCACATAGCAATTGCCGCGACCAGGAAACAGATTGAGCAAAATCTGATTGATGCTCGGCACCGAGCCGGTGGAAATGTTCGCCAGGGCCTTGGCGAGTATCAGGGTGCGGTAGGCGTCATCCGACAATGCGAAATTGCTCGTCACTGACTGGCCGCTGTACATCGGCGACTGGTTGTAGGGATCGGCGCTGACGTTGGTGGCCTCCTCGAAACCGAGGAACTTGCCACTTGCAACGCTCAGAACGCGCCCGACGCCGACAATCCTGCCCCACACATCGAGCCCATAGCCGACTGCCGTGTCGATGTCCCACAGCATGTCGTAGAAATTGTCGATGTTGATATAGGGATCGATATATTGGTTGAAGTTGGTGATCAGCTGATTGATGATCGGACTGTTGGCGTACTGCGAAATGATGGTGTCAGAGAAGTTTATCATACGAGTGTCAACTGGATGTCGCCGGCAGCGATGACCGGAGCCTGGTTAATTTGCATCTGGATGCTGTCGAGCGCCGGCAAGATGCCGTCGATGGTCTCGCTCGCCACCGTCTGCGGCTGGTTGATGGTGTAGGTCCCGGTGCCCCCAGTCCCGGTGCCGAGCGCCGTGATGATGGTGCCGGCTTGGATGCCGCTGCCAAGCAGCACCTGCCCAACGGCCAGGGTGCCACTCGTGACGGCCGTCACCGTCATCGTTGTGGTGGCGATTGACGCCGTCACAACGGCGGCTGGCGAGCCGGTCCATCCCAGCTTGATGGAAATGATCGACGCCCAGGTGCCGAGCGACGCGATGCCGGCGTAGAACCGGCTGGCGTAGATCGCCGATCCGATCCGCGCGCGAGGTCCGCCGTCTGCGCCGGAGAAGGCATTGATGATGACGCCTTGAATCAACGACAGGGCGTTGGATGGCACCGCCGTCGTGTTGGCAATCTTCACCAGGAACAGGATTGGCACCGAGGTCGGAATTTCAAAGGTGACGTTGTAGGTCGGCACCGGAACGGAGTAACCAGTATTCCCGTCAGAAACTACCACCGTCGTGTTGCCGGTGTAGCCGCAGCCGGGCGGCTTCTTTTGCCAGATCGCCGTGCCGATGGCGCCTGAGTTGCCGCCTGCCACCGCGACGTAGAGGCTGTTGGCGGCAATCGAGACGCCGCCGATGGTGACGGGCGATGCGGTCGGATTTTCTGTGGCGTAGGCATCCACCACCCCTGGCACCTGCAAGACATTCGCCAGGATCGCCGACAGGGTGCTGCTGGAATTGATCGCCACCGACTCACTGCGGCGTTGCTCGAAATTGACGCGGTTCTCAACGTCGCTGCCGAGCACACCATCAGACGGGTTGGTGATGGCATCCCAGCCAGGAATGGCCTGGTAGATTTGGCTCAGCGAGGTCGCCGGGCAAGAGATCGGGCCGCTGTTGTCGCAAGCAAACTGCAACGATATGGTGCCGCTGGTCGGGATCGTGCCGCCGGAAATGCAGGAGTAGATGTTGCCATCAGTCGCCTGGGCAAGCGCGCCGGTCGGGATGACGGCGCCTGCGAGGCCCACGCAATTGCAGGTCACGATGGTCGCGCTTGGCAGGATGCGCTCGATGAAGTAGATGCGGCCGATTGCATCCTGCATCCGTCCAGTTGCGTAGGACGGGTCCACACCATTGGCGAGCGCGAGGAACTGCGAATAGCAATCGGCGATGATCGCCGCGAAGCTGGTGGCCAGCTGGCCCTGCGGCGTGTCGAGCGACAAATTGAGGTTGCCGCCGAAGGCTGCCGTCATATCGGCCTGGACGCCCGCCAGGATGTCACTCTCCAGCGGCGCGATGAAACCGTTGGGTCCAAAGGTGGGGGTGGGCACTGACGTCATGATTGCTTCCTAGAGTACGTCATTGCCATCAAGCAGGGAGACGCCGAACACGAAATTGTTGGGCTGCACCTGGACGATGATGGTTTTGCCGGAAGTTGCCTTGACTTGCACTTGGCCGTGCAGATCGCGCTTGGTGAGGCTGGAGAGATAGCAAATCGCCGAAACCGTCTCCGGCACCCGCAACGCCGCCTTGGTGAACTCGGCCTTCATCAGCTGCGACGGAGGCCGCTTGCCGAGGATGTCGGAGAAGTAAGGCACGCCGAGCGACTTGGCATACCACAACTCGCCGAGGAACAGCCGGAGCGCACTCGCCACATCCTGGGCGATGGAATAGGGATCGGACGCCAGCGCGATATTGCCGCTCGTGTCCAAGCACAAATCCCAGCTGTCGCGGTCCAGGAGGAGCGTGTTCACCGGACCTCCAAAATCGTGGCCAGGGAGACGGCAAGAGCCTCGGCCGCACCCTCCCTACAGGGACGGTTGCGGAACCCAGCCGGCGCCAAGATTTCCCAGGTCATTCCCCTACGTCCCTGGGGTGGGGACGGATGTGCCGGCGGCTGCGGTCCCGGTCCCGTGCTGATGCTGGGTCATGTTGACGCTGCTTGCGCCGGTCTTGGCGGTGATTTCACCCTTGGTGCCGAGGTTGCCGCTTGCATCGAGCGTCACATTGGGAGCCGACAGCACGATGGCGGTCGGGGAGTGGACGGTGATGCCGGTGTTGTCGAAGATGACGTATTGCGTCGGCGTGCCGTTGAGGATGCCGCCGATGTAGATGCCATCCGCCATGTTGAAGCGCCGCCGCGAGCCGGGGTTGGACTGCTTCTTGGTGGATTTCACTGAGGAGATATCGTGGCTGGCGAACACCACAATGCCGATGTCGCCCACCGCCGGGTCGATGATGACGGCGTTGGTGCCGCCTTGAAGCCGGGCGTAGGGCAGATGATAGACGGTGTTGTGGACGGTCGGCTGGCCGTTGCCGTCCAGCTGATTTACGAGCGGCAGCACATCGACGTAGCCGACTGGGTTCAGGCCTGCCGGCGAACTGACGGCCTGGACCATCGCCGGCATCGCCGTGGACACCCGGCTGAGGATGCTGCGAACCAGCGCGGCATGGTTGGCGTAATCGGAGCCGGCCGACTGGGCAGTGACGTTGTTGGTGGCACTTCCGCTCACGAGGAGAACCACTTGGCTGAGCCGATGTGGACAAATCGCTTGCTGGTGCCGGCCGGAACAGAGAATGCGACGTTGTTGGACAGCGCATCAATCGACTGGCTGGACGGCGGGTAGACCAACAGGGCGTTGGCTCCATTGTTCCACACCCCGACCTCGGTGCCGGCCGAGACGGAGGGCAGCAAGACGCCTGTGCCGGAGGCCGTTGTGCCGATCTGGTTCCACTGCGTCGCCAGGACAGTGGCGGTGCCCTGCGTCGTGCCGGCTCCCGAAATTCCGACAGCGCCCGTGCCTTGGACATAGGAGCCGGAGACTACCCCTGTGGCAGTGACGGCGCCTGTGGCGGTGACGGTTCCGGCCGCGACCGTGCCTGTGGTCGTGAAGCCGCCGCTGGCATGCAGCGTGGAGAACAGGTCCCAAAAGCCCAGCACGCCGCCATTGTAGAGGAAGTCCAGCTGGCTGGAGCCGGAGTCATAACGCATCGTCCACTTGCCGTCAGTGGAGAAGGCAATGTGTTGGCCGTCAGCCATCCAAACGGTGTTGGCGCCGGAGCCTTCTGTCGCAAGGCGCGCGTCGATGAAGGCCTGGGTGAACGCCACATTCCCCATAAAGTAGCGTTTGACTTTGGTATGCGTATTGCCGTAGACGCCAAAGATATTCCCCAGGAGGAGATCGCTGCCGCCGTTGTTGGCAAGTGACAGGTCAATTGATGCAACGCCGGTCGAATCATCATCATCGACGTTGTTGCCGGCCCAATCAAGCTCCAGTGTGACGCCGGAGCCGCGCTGTGAACTTGGCAGGTCCACCTTGTCGTTCATCTCAACAACAAGGCCCTCCAGAGCCACGCCGACTGCGCCGCCTGTGACAGCAGTGCGCACAGCCTGGGCATAGGACGCAACCTGCGTCGCGTTGCCGGCTGCCGTCTTGTTGGCGTAGGCCGATGTGGTGCTGAAGCTGGCGTGGAGGTTCCAAGCTCCACCGGCCGGCGCCCCGCTCGCGCTTGACTGGACCTGCACATTGAAGACGTTGTTGGAGGCGCCGCCGGTGTGATTGATGAGGTAGAAGCTGTTGAGGATCGCCGCATCAGTGCCGGTGCTGCCGATGCGGGACAGCTGCGCGACCTGGTTGTTGACGCCCTCCGGCCAGAAGGTGGCGCGGCGGAAATCGCTATCTCCGATGTAAAGCTCACCAGTCAGATTGATGGTGAACTGCGAACTAAGCGTCACCGGCCCGGTGAACGTCCCGCCGGTGATCGGCATGAACGTGGCCAGAACATCAGCGGCCGAGGCGATGCGGTTTTTGGCGATTGTCATGCCCAGACTGTCCCATCATCCCAGAGAAACTCATCCCATGAGCCGTAGCGTGCGCTCGGCACGAATGGGAGTGCTGCGACCTCGGCCTTGGTGAAGTAGGCCAAGAAGAAGCGGTCACCAATTCCTGGGTACGTCGGATCAAGCGAGCCCTGGGTGTCGATGAATGCCAGGTCGCCGTCAAAACCGAGATAGCCGGACCGTACGATCACATTGTTATTCCAGCAGGCGACGCCGCCGATAACTAAGATCAAGTCAACATATAAATCGACATAAATCGTGCCAGATTTTTGATATACATTGATCTGGCAAATCTGGTTGTTGAGCGTGATGCTGACGGTCTGCGACGGCACCGTCTGCAGCGGGATAATTTGCATCAGGTCAGCCCTCCGGCCAGGCTGGCGCCTTGCGCCGGGCCAGCATCCTGCGATGCCACCTGACCGCCGTTCACTGGATCGGCGCTATCGGAATTTTGGGTGTCAGAGAACGCCGCCGTGCCCACCAGCCGGACCTCCTGGCACCACACATCGACGGTCAATAGTGTGGCGCCGTTTTTGGCGGTGCGGCGGTAATCGACGTGCGTGACGTTCATGTTGCCATAGCTGACTTCGCGCGTGACGACGGAGTAGAGGCCGAGCGAGTCAGATGCCTGCGCACAGTCCAGCAGAAAACTCTGCCGCGCCGCATCGCCTGAGCCGCTGCCGAGCGCGCCGAGCGCGCCTAGAACTCCGAAATTGGTGAAGCCGCCGAAGGTGAATGTGACGCGAACATCGAGCGGTTCCTTCACCTTGTTGTAGGAGGCGAAAGCGCCCTGCTCTTGCGGGAAATTGCTGATGCGACGCTCATTGCGGTAATCAACTGCCATCACACTGTCGCCGGTGATGTCTGGGCCGAGGCCGTCTTGCGAGAACAGCCCCCACTGCACATCCGTCAGGGCCTGCACCACTTGGATGGCGTCGGAGCCGAGCGCCGCGATGCCGTCAACAATCGGCGCCGCGCCGGGCGCAGTCAGGACCGGCGGCACACCCGGAGCAACGGGCACATTGGGGTATTGCGCGCTCACTTGATCACCAGACCCTGGTTGGTGGTTTCGAGCCGGGTGAACCAGTCGCCGCCAATCGTCTGCGACTCAAGCTCATGGCTCATGGAGTAAATAGACCACTTGCCGCAGGCCGGGGTCAAGCTGCTCTGAATTTGCACCAGCGAGCCGAATTTGATGCCTGGATTGAACAGGGTGGTGACCACGACGCCCGATGAATTGAATGTGGGGTATCCCACCATGCCAGTGGTCGGCGAAATTAGCGGGATCGCGCCGGAGCGGTATCCGGTCTTGGGCCATATCGCCAACGTGTTGCGGTCGATTGTCCAATAGATATCCGCCGCTCGCGCGCACTCCTCCACCTGCTGGCGCGGGCTGCCAGGGAAGTAGGGGTTGGCGATTTTGACATCAACGCCGTTGTTCTCCAGCGTCATGCCCATCTGCTTCGCCAGCTGCCCCATGATTGTGGCGACATCGCCTGATCCTTGGATGCTGGTCGGAGGCGCCGAGGCGACGGCTTGGAAAAGACCAGAGTAGGCCGACACTGCGAACATGGTGTCTGGCATGCCCTTGAAATCTGCCCAACCTTGGTAGATGGTTCCGTTAAAAACATTCGCCATGCCGTTGACGTCATCGCCGGCCGAGATCGACACTGTGTTGTTGGGCTGGCTGCCGGGCACGCCGCGTCCCAGCGTCGATAGCTGGTTCATCATTGACATCGTGAGGCCGTAGACACGCAGCTGCAATTCCGCCATCACTTCGCCGGACATGTGGATGTTGGCAGTGGCGCGCAGCCCGCCGATGGTCACCGAGTTGGTGCCGCTTTCGGTGAACTTGGCGCCCTGCACCAGTGTAAAGGTGACGTCAATCTTTCGCTCAACGAAGCTGGTGCTGGCGCCCGACATCACGCGAGCCCATAGCTGGATTGCGGGACGATGGCCTGCCGCTTCATGGCGCCGCTGATATCGGCGGCGATGCCCTTAGCGTCGGTGGCCTTGGTGTGGATGGAAATCTGCCCTACGTGGACCTCGCTCGAATGGTCGTTGGTCGTCGTGTTGGTATTCGTTGTGCTGGCTGGACGCGCGGCATTCTGTTGACTGCGCAGTCGCGCCAAAGTGTCTTGCAGATTGGTGATGCCAGACGGCGGCGCGACATCTGGCGGGCTGGATGCTCCGGCCGGCTTCGCGGTGTTGGGAGAATTGTCTTGCGACACTGCCACCAACGGCTTGACCGCCTGATGAAGAACAGCCAGGGTCGGTGGTTTGGATGCGTCTTTCGGCTTGGCCTCAGCCGCCCTTTGTGCACGGATCGCCCGCATCACATCATCAGTTGTGGCGCCGGTGTGCTGGCCGTAATACGACTTTCCGGTGGTCGGATCGGGCAGCGAGGCCCAGATGGTGGCGAGCGCCCGCATGTACTCGTTGTCGTTTTTGGCGTTGCCGGTGCGCTCGCGGATCAAGGTGCTGGCGAGCCGGTCCTGCATCTTCTCATCGAACTTGGCATTGGGGTCCAGGCCCTGCTTCTTGATGAGATCGCGCAACGTGGTCTGGGTGATCTGGTAGCGGCCGAGCGCCGAGGAGTGTTCCTTGTTGTCGGGGTTGGCGAGCATCTTGGACTGAAGCTCATCAATCTGCCCGAGCGTCATGCCGGTGAGGTTCTGGTCGCCGTTGGTGTATTTGCCGTAGCCCAACGTCTCGTTGTAGCCGCGCCCCTTGTCGGTGCCCTCTGTCTTGCCCACGAGGTCCAGCACCGACTTGTCGCCTTCGCCGAAGAAGTTGAGGACGCCGTTGCGCCAGCGGCCCATCATGTTTGTGAACGTCTCGGCAGGGTGCAGCGGCCGGTGATGTTCGTCCATCGGCCGCTCTTGCGGCGCCGGGCCATTGTCCGGCTTGTAGCCCTTGCGGACGCCATCGGGGGTGGCGTTTGGATCGGTGTCGCCCTTGAGGGCTAAAGGCAGCGCGAGCGGGAACAGGCGCGACAGCCAAGCAAACAGGCCTCCGGTGCCCGCTGCCGAGCCAGCCGCCTTCAGTCCAGTGAGGGCTGCCGTCACCTTACCGATGCTGGCGACCAAACCAAGCACCTTGGTGACGGCCCAGATTGCAAACAGTTCCTCGCTGACTGTTTTCCAGCCGCCCATCGCCTTGACGATGTCGTTGACCTCAACAACAAAATTCTTGATCGCAGTTGCTGCGTCGCCCACCCATTTGGCGACGTTGATGGTAATCCATTCGCGGTTGTCCTGAAGCCATTGGCTCCAGTGCTTCAGCAACTCGATGATGCCAGGCGTCAATTCGTTGACGATGGTGCGCCCGACTGAGGTGAAGGCTTGCCGGAGGTCGGCAAAATTCTTCTGCAGCCTCTGCGCGTTCTCTGCGTCTTTCTCGCTGACGACACCAAGCTTGCGCTGCTCCTCCAGCAGCTTGGCTACGCCGGCCCGCCCCTGCTCCAGCAGGTTGATGGTGCCCTGGTCCATGCCGAGCGCGCGGCCGAACGCATTGGCGCGCTGCGGGTCCATGTGGGAGAACTTGTCGGCGAGGTCCAGGTAGATATCGCCGATGTCGCGCATGTGCCCTTTGTTGTCAGATATGCTGACATTGAGCGCGCGGAAATAGGGGATGACGGACGATTGGCCGGTCAGGACGAAATTCTGGAACTCACCAGTGAGCGACTGCATCGAGCCGTCGATGCCAGCGGCCGATCCGCCCACCCGCTCGGCTGCGCCTTCCCAGGCCGACAGGCCCTCGGTGGAAATGCCGAGGTTGTGGGCGAGACGGCCCACGGCCGCATCCGAGGTCGTGATGGATTGCACAAAGTCTTTGATGCCGCGCGCGCCCATGAACACGGCGAACATGCCGATGGCTTCATTGCGCAGCTTGGTGAAGAATTGCGCCGCCTGCTTGCCGCTCGCTTCGATCTGCTTGGCGGCAGCGTTGGCATCCTCTTTGGTCTTTTTGAGGTCGGCGGATGCCTTCTTCTGGCCTTGAGTGAACTTGCTGTCATCAAGGCCCAGGGTAACCAGCAGGGAGTCAATGATTGTTGGCATTTGCTATCCGCTGGTTTTCGGCATCGACCATCAAGATTTCTAGCAGGTCATACAAATCTTCGCTGCCGTAAACTGAGTCCAGTTCGTGCAGTGTCGCAATCCGGCTGGAGACCACTATGCCGATGGCGCGGGAGACGTTCGCGTACTCGGCAACAGGCCCGGTTGGGCCGACGCTTGGGCCGAAATCTAGGGCGCGCCGGCTGCCGAAAAACTGACATGAAGTTTGAATATCTCCGCTCGCAGCCGCAAGCGCGTCACAACCTCCTCGATGTCATCGTCCATGAGACGGCGCACCACCTGCGGTCGCGCCGGGTCGGGCATGAAAGTCACGCACGTCATCATTTCGTCCAGCAGCGGCGCCGCGTCGGCGTAGTCAATCTTGCCGAACGCCTTGAAGCCGGCCGCTGCCAGGGCCTGCAGGCCGCCAGAGATCGCATCCTCCGGCAACTCCACATCGCCCTTGAGCAGAGCCATCATGGCACGCATGCCCCACCGCTCGGCCTGAGTGGCGGACATCTCCGTCAAGACGAAGGCTTTGCCGAGGTCGCGGCCTTCGTCAGTGACGGTGTAGGTGAGGACTTTGCGTGCCATAGGATCAGATCGGGACCGGGTTGATGTCTGCCCATGTGATGATGAAGTTACGTGCCTGCAGCACCTTGCGGGTGCCTGGGATCGACACGATGCTCGTCAACACGCCTTGCGTCAGGACGTAGGCGCGGTTGACCGAAGGCAGCGTGATGACGGCGTTGGCGAGGAATACCTCACGTGCCGCCTTCTGCGCCGCCAGCCAATCCTCGAACAGCAGCGAGGAGGCTGAATCAGACATGATGGAAATCGTCTGGCGCGTGAGGAACGGCACGAAGCCGGCGCTCATTTTGCCATCGACACCGATCACAACCTCGGCCGGCTCGCTCGCATCCGTGTCGAATGCGGCGTCAGCCGAGAAACCTTGCAGCTGCTGTGGGGTCGGGAAAAGCCCAGCAACTGCCAACATGTATACGCTGTTGGCTGCGGTAATCGTTCCCATGTTACTGGACCTCGACACTGGCTAGGTTGATGCGCTGAACTGATCCGCCATCGGCGTACCAGAAAGTGCAGGGAGGCGAGCCACGTGATGCACGCACCTGCGGGGCGGCATCCTTGACTTGGAGATACCAGCCGACGCTGGTGATGGTCGGCGCAATGGTCAGCCCGGCTGCCGTGTTGACCTCCACCGCCTGCAGATTGCTGAGCGTGACGCCCGGCTGCAGCGCGCCGAAGTTGGCGGCCTGGTTGATCGGGTCAATGAGGGCGGCGCGGATCATGGCGTAGCCCGATGGGTTGTAGGGGATGGACTTGACCTGCGTCAGCAGCGACATCAGCGCCACCTGGAACTGGTTGGTCAGCCAAATCTGGTTGATGTAGCTGTCGAGCCAGGCGAACGCGCCGGTCACCGAGCCGGGATAGAGGAAGGTGAAGCTGTCGTTGGCGGTGCTGAAGTTGCCGACGTAGCTGTAGCCGTTGGCCTCCAGGTTGGAGGCGATCACCTGGCTGGTCACATCCGGCGCGAGGCCGCTCTGGCCCTTGAAGGCAAAGGTGACGCGGCCCTGCGTCTCGGTGAAGTCCACCGAGGCAATCGCGCCGCAGAGGAACGCCGCCGTTTGCGCCCCGTTGACCGGCGCGTAGACCAGTGCGGTGCCGTCGCTGTTGGCCTGGTCCAAAAGGTAGCCCATCGTCGTGGTCTGCCCGGTCAACGTCGCGTTGATGTCGTTGTCCCAGCAGGCATAGACAAAACGCTTGTTCTGGGTGTTGGCCCATGCAGCAAACGCCATCTTGATGGTGTTGCCCGAGCCGCCATCGGGATCGAAGGCGGTCATGAAGCTCGCCCAGTCCTGCGTGATCGCCTTGATGGCATTCAGTGCGCCGGCCGGGGTGGCTGCCACGGCGCCAATCGACTGGACCGCGCCAACAGCCGCCGTCAGGCCGAGCGCCGCCGCGATGGTGCCGGAGACGAAGCTGACGGTGGAGGCCGCCCCGACAGTGCCGGAGGTCACCACGAACGCGCCGGAGACGCTGTCGTAGGTCACGACGGGCAGCGCTGACGTCATCGACTCACTGGCGATGGTCTGCGTTGGCGTGACGGTGTAGGTGCCAATGCCGCCGGTGCCGGTGAGGATGGCGCTGACGTAGGTGTTGACCGTCACCCCGGCGCCGACGATCTGATCACCGACTGAAATGGTGCCGGAGGTCATCGCCGAAACCGTCATCGTGGTGCCGGCGATGGCGGCGGTGAAAGCCGAGCGTTGCGGCCCGGTGGCGCTGAGCGCGGTGCTTATCAGCTGGGCGGCGGCGCTGAAGCTGGATGCGCTGGTGAGGGTGATGCTGCTGCTGGTCTTCAGCGTGCCGTCGATGGTCACCGCGATGATGCCTGACGGGATGGCCTGGATGCCTGCGACGCCGCCGGCCGAGACGTTGGAGCCGCGCAAGTAGGCGCTCACCGAGGTCTGGTTGTACTGGGCGAACAGCAGCGAGCCGGGCTTGACGTTGGAATTGTCGAAGCCGAGGAAGTAGTTGCTGGCCAGCGCCGCCTCGGCGGCTGTGGCGCCGAAGTAAGCCGCCACTGCGGCCTGCGTCGGGAACGCCTGCACGGTGCCGAGCGGCACGCGCGTATTGGCAGTCAGGAACAGACCGTTCAGGTCAAGCGCCGAACCGCCCGCGCTGAGCACGCTGGGGCTGACATTGACGATCTGCGAAGCCGGAATGCTGGTCGTGCCGGACATCAACTATGCTCCTGGGGGATAGGTTGCGTCAATCTCCACCGGAGTGACGATCAGTTTGTCGGCGAAATCCTGCTGGACAGTGATCACCGGGTTGGCCTGGATGACGACATCCATGGTCCAGCGATACTCGAACTGCTGCTCAGCATTCTGGAACGCGGCCTGACGCGGCTCGCTGGCGAACAGCGGCTGGGCATCAATGGTGGCGGCCATGCTCTGGCAGGCGTAGGTGTCGCGGATCAGCGTGCTGATGATCTGCGCATTGTCGGCGCTGGACGGGCCGTGGATGTCCAGCTGGAACGTGATCTGCGTCGGCTGGAGCACATTGTACTCGCCGCCGAGGAGTTGTGCCGTGGGGGCGCTCTGCGAGGGCAGGACGGCGTAGGTGCCAACGCCCCCAGTCCCGGTGCCGAGCGCCGTCACGACTGTGCCGGTGACCACGCCTGGGCCGGAAATCGGCTGCCCGACGCCCATGGTGCCGGAGGAGATCGAATTGACAGTTAGGACCGTGCCGGAAATGCCGCCGAGGAACAACGTATCTTCGTAGCTCGCCACATTGGTGGACAGCCGCTCGCGATGCGTTGGCGTCATCACGACAAAGTCAGTCCCGCTCGGCTCCGGCACGCGGCTTTGCTCGGCGCGGATCACCGCGACGCCGGCCGGCAAGATCGCCGTGAGGAAGGTGCGGAGTGCCACCAGCGTCTGGTACTCTGTGCTGCTGATGTATGCCATCATGCACCGTTCTGCAGCGTCACGGCCAGCTTGGTCCAGCCCGGCCGCACCCAGGACTCAAGCACCTGGACCACCAGCCAAACCTGCCCGTCAAAGGTCAGGAGGTCGCCGCCCTTGCCCTCAACCCGCACGGTGCCATTCCAGGCGCCGTTGAGGTAGATCGCGCGCCGCTCGCCCTGCTGGTCCAAGCCGTCCAGCATCTGCAGATCGGTAAAGGTCAGCGACTGCATCTGCACCCAGCACTGCACCGACTGAGCATAGCTCGGCGAGCGCGAGCCGTCCGGGTTGATGACCGAACCAAGGGACGATTGCAGCGTGGCCAGCGTCATCGGGTTGATGGCCGCGATGTGGCCGCGCACGATCTGATGGAGGTTCACTTGACCTCCCAATCGACGCTGTTCAGCATGTGGCCGGTGTCGATGAGCGGCTTGGTGCTGCCCTTCGCCGCGACCGTGGCCGGCGCGAGCGGCGGCGCCACGAGGTCCACGATGGACTGCTGGATTTCACCCTTGATGCCCTCGCCCATGAGGGACAACGCCTTGTTGGCGTCGTAGTCGTGGGCCTTCAGCACGGCGCCGAGTTTTGGCCCCCACTTCGGCGAGTTGGTCTTGATGGCGGTGCGAAAGAACGGACGCGGCGGGATGCCGCGCGAGGGAGCGCCGAACTCCTGCACCGTCGCCACCAACGGTGTGGACGTGCCATCGGGATAGGTCGAGCCGGCCAGGAAGCCGACACGGACCTCATGGCCGCTCTGCAGCTTGGCGGCAATCGAAGTGAGGGCAGCGGTGAGCCGGCTGCCGCCGCTCATCGCCATGGCGTGAACCCCCCGCCGGAGTAGATGGGAGGAGCGCCGTAGCGCGGCCCGGCAACGTACCGCATCGTGCGGAATGCGGCCATCGCCTGCCACGCGGCCAGTCCATACTTGGACTGTGTGTACCATGCCGCCGTCCCTGGCACGCCCGCCAGTTCCGACGACACATTGACAGACCCTTCTCCGGCACTGGCAATCCGGCCAACAACGGGCGATGATTCTGGCCCGTTGAGGTAGGCGATATGCGCCGTGACCATGTTGAGGATCGTGGCGCGCACCCCCATGTCGATGATGCGACTGCAGGGGGTGTTATCGACGTACAGGCACGCTTCGTTGAAAAACATCGTCGCCTGGGGCGCAGCACTCACAAGCTCAGGGTACCGCGCAGCCCAGGCGGCGTAATCAAACACAACCGTTCCGGTCGTGCCCGACATCACTCAGCCGGCTTGATGCCGGGAGCGGTCTGCGACATGGGCTCGGAAACGCCCTTGACAGCCTCCTGCTCTTTGGCCTGATCGGCCGCGCGATCCGGCGTGGACTGAACGAAGATCATGCCCTTGACGATGGGGGAATAACCTTCGTTCTGCTTCATCCACTCCGCCATGAAATCGGCATCGACTTCGGTGAGGCCGTAGCCGCCGATCACCCTGGAGGAGTTGCGGCCGGCGAGCGTCACCGGGTCGCCAACCGGCTGGTAGACGCTGCCGATGCCGCCGGCCGGCGCGTCGGCGAGCTTCTTGCGAAGCTGCAGACGCAGACCGTTCGGGAGCTTGCAGCCGACCATCACCGTCTTGCGGCTGGACGATTTGCTGGCGGTGTCCGACATGGGCTACACCCCCACCATCGTGGCGAAGGCCACCGGCAGGAACAGCACGGCGCCCCAGGTGCCCTGCGACTTCTTCTGCTTGAAGGCCGACAGTTCGGTCACGATGGGATGCGCGCGCATCTTCTCGGTGAACGAGCAGTAGCCCGTCTCCTGGCCGTCGATGCTCTCCGCAATCATCTGGATCGTGTTGATGCCGGCATTGGTGTACTGCGGCGCCGTCTCGATGCGGATGTTGGGGAAATTCTTCTTCAGCAGGTCGCTGACGTTCACGTTGAAGCTGTTCGTGTTCGTCAGGTAGATCGCGACGCCCGGCGGCAGAGCAAGGACCACCGAAGTGTCCTGGTCCACGAGGCCCTGCGTCTGCGTCACCAGCGTCTCGTAGAGCGACTGGACGTCAGCGTAGATTTCATTGGCCGTGGACAGCGGACCCCAGCCGGGGCCACCAGCCGCCTTCGTGCCCGGCGAGATCGCGGCCGGCAGCGACGGGTCGTTGAGCAGGCCGTAGTTCTCCAGGCCCTGGACGCCAAAGAAGTAGGTGAGGTTCTGGAACTTGTCCAGCACCATCGCCGAGGCGACGTTCAGCTGCTGCGCCCAGTCGATTTTCGCCAGACCGGCTTCCGCCAGCTGCTTCTCGCCCCACTGGGTGATGGTCTGGTAGTGGTACGACTGGCGCTGCGGGAACTGGACGTTGGCCGAGGTCGTGCCGTTGTTGCTCCAGTCGCCGTAGCTGCTGACTTCACCGGCACTCTCCACCATCGAGAAGATGGCGGTGCGGGTGATCCAGTCGCCCTTCTTGGTCTCACCAAGGATTTGCGCCGCCTTGTTGGGCGTCGTCAGCACCTTGATGACCTTCGGGTCCAGGTAGCTGGACAGGAAGGCGGGGATGCCGGCATTGCTGACCGTGACCAGCTGCGGCTGCGCATCCATGGCGAGGTCGTAGTTGTGAGCTACGCCCTCCGGTAGAAAATCGGTATCGTACGCCATGACGATACCATGGGACTGCGCGACGCGCAGAAGATCAGCGTGCATTTGTATTACCCCTGCGGCCAAGTGGTGATTTTGATGACTTCACCGGCGGCGCCGATGGAGCCAACGTACCATTTCGTCTCGACACCGCCGGCTGCGGTGATCGTGGTGGAAGTGGCGGTCTGCGTGGTGCCCACGAAGTAGGTCCCGTTGCCGCCCGTGCCGGTGCCGAGGCCGGTGATGGTCGTGCCGGCCGTGACGCCCGAACCCGACAGCACATCGCCGACGCCGAGCGCGCCGGAGCCAACCGCCGTGACGGTCAGGGTGCCGTAGGTGCCGCTGATGGTCGTGCTGCCGACGGTCTGCGGGTTGGTCACCATGTAGGTGCCAATGCCGCCGGTCGTGCCGGTCAGCTGCTGGATGACGGTGGTGCCGGTGACCACGTTGGTGCCCGACAGAACCTCGCCGACAACCAGGGTGCCGGAGCTAACCGCCGTCACGGTCATGACGCCGAAGCTGGCGCTTTCCGTGCCGCTCGCGCCCTCGGTGCCGGGGACGATGGAGCCGGTGACCGACGCCGTGCTGGCGGCAATCGAGCCGGTGACGGAAGCGGCCTGCGGCGCGCTGCCGGTGGCGCCGGTCGTCACCTTGCCGGTGCCGAACTGGGCGTAGACCTTCTGGCCGATCAGCGCGGTGTTCGCGCCATCGTTCACGGCCCAGAAGTCACCCTCATTGAACAGGGTGCACTCGTAGCCGCCGGGGATCACATTGCCCGTCTCGGCGAGGTAGGTGGTGATCAGCGCGTCACCAAGCACCCGATGCACGAAGCCGGCCGGCAGGCCGGAGCCGGCGTTGGAGGCGAACGTGCCGGTGGGGTCAACCCAGGCGAAACGCCCAACGGTCAGGCCCGCAGGCCCAACCACGAGGGCGCCGGGGCCGGCCAGCACCGAGGAACGCGGGTTGGCGGAGGCGAAATCGCCGGGCAGGCCGGGAGCCGGCTGCAGGCGAACAACAGTCTGGAACGGCATCTGCAGTGCTCCTTATCGAGCCTTGAGGGACAGGGCG